GAGAAGCCGGCGGCGAGTGTGCTCTCGACCGGCCGATCGGACGCGACTCGGCTGAGGGCTGACAAGCCGTTCGCCAGAATGCCGAGCCCCTTGGCCACCGTCGTCATCGCCGGCTCGGCGGCGACGCCGCTCAGGGTGTCGATCGTCGCCTTGACCGCCTGCCATTGGACCTTCGGATCGTCCTTCAGGTCTTGCGCCGCATCGAGCCCCTTGTTGAGCGGGTTTTCGATCAGCTCCTTGGTCCGTTGGAACTGCGGCGTGTCGGTGACCGCCATATAGGCCGCTTTGAGCTCGTTGCGGTTCGACAGCGCGGTCACCAGCAACTGCATCTGCAGGTCGGGATCTTTGGTGAACTTCTGGATCGCCGGCCACAGCACGCCTTGCGCCCACTCGACCGGGTCGCGCGCCAGGATTTCGGCCCCTTTGACGCCGCCCGGCTCGACGCGCTTGATGTGGCCGCCTTTGCGCTCGACTTTCTTCTCGTCGAGCAGGCCGATCTCGTCGAGCGCGTCGAGCGACGGCCCCATCAGGTGGCCGCCCATGATCCCTTCGCCGAGCGTCGCGATCATCACGCCGGTTGCGTCGCCGCCGAGCGATTGGAGCAGGTGAGGCAGCTCGTCGCGCAGGAACTTGTCGTTCCATTGCCGCGCGAAGGCGCCGCCGCGCTGGAACACCTCGAAATAGTCGGCGAAGCTGAGTTTCGCGCCCAGAGCGTTCTTGGCCGCCTGGAAGTCGTCGAGGGCGCGTTCGGTCTTCTCCCAGTCCTTGGTAAAGCCGCCTTCCTCGACCGCGCGCAGCGCCGGATAGGCGGCCGTCAGGCCCTCGCCAGGGTGGTCGCGATCGGCCAGCGCCGCCATCTTCATATAGACGCCGAGCGCCTTGGCCGCCTCTTCGTCGGTGGTGAAGATCGCGCGCGCCTCGCGCGCTTCCTTGAGGACCTCCGCCAATGGGAACTGCGGATACTTTTCCTCCAGATCGGCCGCCAGCTTGCGCGTGTCCTCGATCTGCTGCGGGCTCATGCCGGCGATCTTCTGGGCGATCTTTTCGTCGCTCAGATTGGCGCCGCCGCCGACGATCGTCTCGATCGCCTTCGGGCCTTCGAACAGAGCCGCCATTTCGCCGGCGTTCTCGACCGTGCTCCAAAACGCCGACGGTTCGCCCTTCGGGCCTCCGCCGCCCGGCCGACCGCCTTGTCCGGTCGGCAGCTTTTTCGCCGCCAGAGCGTCGATCTGTTCGTTGAAGCCCTTGACCGCGGCGGTCGCCTTGTCGACGTCCTCCGCCATCGTCAGCCAGGGCGCGCCGCTGATCTTCTTCTCGGCGTCGGCCGCGCCGATCGCCGAGGCTTCAAACTTCTTCGCCTGCTCGGCCGCCTCCAGAATGGCGCGGCCTTCTTGCACCCATTTGTCGGGACGAAGGCCCGCGTCGGCGTTGCCCGCCTGCTTCGCCGCCGCGCCGAATTGTTCGAGATCCTTGACCGCCTCCCGCGCCGGCCCCGACAAGCGGTTGACCAGCTCGAGGATGAATTCGAGCGTCATGTTGGCCATGGTCAGCGCCCATACAGCCGGTCAAGATGGATCGTCGCGCGCGCCGCCAGCCTCAGGATCGTCGGCATCGGCTGCGCCATGACCCATTCACGGCTGTAGGGAAACGCCAGGCCGATGTCGTCGACGACCTCGTCGAGGTCTAGCGGACACCGGCGACAAATTTCCCCAGCTCGGCCATCAGTCGCGAATAGTCGGCGCCGTGCATCGCGTCGAGCACTTTGGCGTCGGCGTCGACCAGCTTCAGCGCCAGCGCGCGGAAGCCGCGGTCGGGCGAGCGGATATAGGCCTCGATGTCGGCGCCGGTCGGCACGCGCACGGCGAATTTGGCGAAGGTCACGCCAGCGAACCTGAACGGGTGGTTGAGCTCGAAATCCTCCAGCCCCCAGCCCTTCACCGCGTCGACGATCTCGGCGTCCGCCTTGTCGGCGGCCTTGGCGTTGTCAGTCATGGTTCAAAGCCCCTTCAAAGCCGCTCTGGCAAGCCGATCGGCGCGCAGCTCGTTACGACCCGATCGCCGCCGAGATCAGCGCTGCGACGTCGTCGCCGTTCCAGGTGTTGACGCCGTTCTCGATGTCGATGTCGAAGATCGACGCGCCGTCGACGGTGAGGTTCAAGGCGTCGAGCGCGACCTTGATCTTCATCGTCGTTTTCTTGCCGGCCTCCCATGCGCCGAAGTCGTTCTCCATCACTTCGCCGCGCATGTACATGTAGAGCGAGTGGGTCGAATTCTGGTCGCCGTCGAGGAAGGCGCGCACCGAGAACGAGACGCCCTTCGACACCAGCAGGCCGCTCTGGCCGATGACTTGCGGGTTGACCGAAGTCAGATCGCACTCGAACTCGAATTCGTCGTAGCCGAGCGCGTGCTGGCGCGGCGCGATCATGCCGCCGCCGCGGTACTTCTCCATGTGCTTCTTGATCTTCGGCAGCGTGCACTTTTCGCCCGAGCCGGCCTGGCCGTAGCCGTCGATGTTGAGACTGAACGACTGGAGGATGAAGTCGAGTTGCGCTTGCGACATGGGAGCTTCCTCAGCCGTTGGCGGAGATCATGTTGGCGAGCGCGGCGACCTCCTGGGTGTAGTAGGAGGCGTTGCGGCTCGCGGTGTAGATGATGTGCTCCATCGGCGCCGGCGCTTCCGGGTCGATCGACCAGTTCCAGACGCCCTGCGCGCATTGCGAGGCCGGGTTGAGCTCCGGGTCGAGCCAGCAGCGGCCGCCGACCAGGAAGCCGGTCGTCTTGCCCCACTTGAAGAAGTCGTTGGCGCGGTTGGTCATGTCCTGCAGCAGTTGCAGCCCCGGCGGCTTGTCGACCGCCCACAGCGTCACTTCGTCGAGCGCCTCGTAGACCATGTCGAGCGCGGTGCGCACCGCCTCGAAGCGCCAGTTCGTGTCGGTGGCCAGGTTGCGGTTGCCCCAGCGGCGGAAGCCGCCATATTGCAGCCCGGCCGACTGCGCCGCGTTGATGATCGTCGTGATGTTGGCGGCGTTGAGCGTGTTGGCTTCGCAGTCCGGGTCCGACATCGCCCAGTCGATCGGCGTCGACACGCCGCCGACGCCCTGCAGCACCTGGTTGGACGGCGAAAACCAGAAGCCGAGATTTTCGTGAACGTAGGCGGTCAGTCCCGCCATCGACGCCGAGGCCGGCAACTGCACATAGGCCGCCGTCGTCGTGTCCCACACCAGGACGTTCGGATAGAAAATGACCGCGCGATCGGAGCCGTAGAGCGCCGCCGCGGCGAGCGCGTCGGCGTCGCTGGTCGAAGGCGCGTCGATGTAGACGCGGCCGCGCAGCCGCGTCGCCAGAGGCAGCGCCGCGGTGACGATCGGGTTGGCGAGCGGGCCGCCGCCGGTCGCGGTCGGCAGGATCGAGGTGTAACCCGGCGCGATGATCGTGCGCGGCGGCACGCCGACCTGGGCGCGCGCGCCGAGGAAGGCGTAGAGCCCGGTCTTGGCCGCCGCCGTGCCGATGATGTTGTTCATCACGTTGTCGGAGTCGGGATCGTCGGCGACGCGCACGACGACGACCTGGCCGGCGCCCTCGGCGTAGATCTGCTGCACCGCGGAGAGCAGCGTGCCGTCGGCGCCGAGTTTCAGCGCCAGGGTCGGCTGCGAATTGAGCAGCACCGGTTCGTTGAGCGGGAACGAGGCCTCGTCGGCCGACGCGGCGGTGCCGATCAGGCCGACGACGCCCGACGGATTGAGAGCGACCGGCTGCGTGGCCGATGCGACTTCGTCGACTTCGACGCCGTGGAGGAAAGTCGTTGAGCTCATGAGGCCTCGCAAATGCTGGTTTAAGGCCGCTTGACGGCGCTCGGAAACCGCGCCAACTTCGCTTGTCGCCGACGCTTGGCCCTAGGGTGAACAACTTCACCAGCGCCGCGCGCGCTTCCCCCTTCCGTCAACGAACGCCGCCGCCACAGGTCGGCGGCTTCGGCCGCGGTCCAGGCTGCGGCTGATAGCCCGGCCGGCGCCGGAACGGCGCGCTCAAAACGATGAGCGCCGCGCAGAACGGCGCGCCGCAGACGAACCCAAAAAATCCTTCGATCATGACCGGTCCTCCCCGACGGCGCTGCGGCCTCGCCGATTGCGACGAAGGCGACGAACGCTGCGCGCGAAACCCGCGTCCGCGCGACGCGATGGCCCCAGTTGCCCGACAACAGCTCGATCGACCCGTCCGGCTCGACGCCGGCGACGAAGCCGACGTGACGCGCCATCACCGCCAGGTCGCCGCGTTGCGGGTTGTCGGTGCGCGGGCCGTAGCGAAGCGCGCTCCACGCCATGCGGTCAGGCAGCGGCGGCAGCCCGACGCGCTGCAACACGAAGCTGGCGAAGTCGGCGCACCACGGACCGCTCGTCCCGGTCGGATTGGTCGCCCCGAGCCATCGCGTCGCTTCGTCGACGACGTCGGCGCCCGACCGCCATGCGGCGGCGCCGCTTCGCCACGCCGCGCGCGCGGCGATCGCCGGCGCGCCAGCGGCGACGCCCGGCGCGTCGAAGTCGAGATCCGGTCGCGGATTGCGCGTCTCCGCCGCCGCGACGCCGTCGGCGAGCGTGAGCGCGAATGCGGCGAGGGCGATGAAGATCCGTCTCACGTCGCGTCTCCTGTTCACGCCGCCAGCAGCGCGGCGGGGCGGTATTTCGGGCGGCCGCGCGAGGTCGCGGCGAGAGTCGCCGGGTCGAGATCAACGACGGCCGCGCCGGATGCGCCCAACGCGCTGCTGGCGCCGGCGGCGAGCGCGGCGTCGTCGAGCGTCGCGGCGAGCGCGCCGACGCTTGACGCCGCCGAGCCGGTCGCCACGAGCGTGACTTGCGAACCCGCTTCGCCGCCGCCGCCCAGCGGCGCGGCGCCGAGGGCGAAGCCGCCGAGCGGGGCCGAGCCGGACGACGCGCCGAGATCGACGTCGAGCGCGCCGCTCGCCAGCGCAGTCCCGCCGGCGGCGGCGAGCGCGGCGGCGTCGAGCGTCGCGGTGAATGACGCTGCGGCGACCGCAGCGTCGAGCGACGCCAACGCCGCATCGTCGAGCGTGACGGCCAGCGCGGCGGCGACGAAGCTCGACCCGGCCGCGGCCAGCGTCGCGTCCGCGATCGGATTGACCGGCGGCGGCGAGCCGCCGAGCGGCGCCGCGCCGAGCGGCGCCGAACCGAGGCCCGAGCCGGAGACGATCGGACCGGCCAACGATCCGGTCGCGACCGACGCGGCGCCGCCGGCGAGCGCGCCATCGGCGACGGTCGAGGACTCCGCAGCGCTGGCGATCGCCGCGCCGCCGGCCGAAGCCGTCGCGGCGCCGAGCGTCGGCGACGCCGCGGCCGAAGCGATCGCCACGCCCGCGCCTGCCAGCGACGCCGCGGCGAGCGACGCATTGACGGAGCCGCTCGCCGGCGCAGAAGCCGCCGCCGCCAGCGTCGCGGCTGAGAGCGTCGTGGCGGAGCCGCCCGTCGCCGGCGCCGTCGCGCCGCCCGCGAGCGTCGCCGCCGCCAGCGCGCCGCCGGCGAGCGAACCGCCCGCGGTCGCGCTCGATCCGAGCGGCAGGTGGCCGAGGGCGGCGAAGCCGAGCATGGCTTAAGCGTTGACGCCGACGATGGCGATCGGCGCCGGTGCGGCGATCGGCGCAGGCAGGCCTGCGGCGTTGATCTCTGTCACCGTCGCGGCGATCGCCGCCTCGAAGGCGGTCAACGCCGCGTCGAGATCGGCTGGCGTCGCCGCCGCGTCCGCCGCGGCGTTAAGCGTCGCCAGCGCGGCCGAGAGATCGAAGCTCGCGCCCTGCATCGCGACGACCAGCGTCGCGAACGCGGACGCAGACATGCCGTAGACGGCGGCGAGCGCGGCGAACTTCGCCGCCATCGGCGCGGCCGTCGGCGGCGCGCCGCCAGCGCCGTTGACGATCGACGCCGCGTTCTGGAACGCAGCCTGATGCGCAGCGTCGGGATAGATCTGCGCGACGACGCTCGCGCAGGCGGCGCTCGCGGCGCCCTTGAGCGCGGCGGCGAGCTGCGCCTGGGTCGGCGCGGGCGGCCAGCTTCCGGTGACGTCGCTCCAGCCCGCGGCGAGGCAAGCGTCGACGCCTTCGGCCTGGGTCGCGTCGTCGTAGCCGTGAACCGAACCGTCTTGCGGGTCGCGGAAATAGCGCATCGCCATGTCAGGTGATCCTCAGTACCATTCGGTCCACGAAATGATCGCTGGGCCGGTGCCCGACGTGATCTCGTAGTAGTCTCCGGCGAGCACAAAAAACGTGACCGGAATGTATACGGACGTGAACGCCACGGTCGTGTTGCAATTGAATTTCGCCACGACAGATGACGGCGTCGCCGAGCTGTCGGTTAAGACCGACGCTATATCCTGCGCGACCGAACCGCTGAAATTCAGCGTCACAGAGACGCGCATGGGGCGGCCGGTCGTATTCTGATAGACCGTGTTGAGGGCGCGCGATCCCGTGACAACGTTCTGCGCGGTGGGATACGACGCCGGCAATTGCGCCACGGGCACCTTCGCGGTCGCGTCGAGGCCGGCGTAGCCGCTGGCGACGCCCTTGTTGGCCTGGTTTTCGACGTCCTGCGCCAGCGGCGTGACGAAGACGAGCGCCCCTGACGTGGCGGCGATCGCCGCGCCGCCGTTCGACGACGCCAGAATAGTCGTCCGCGTCAGCGTCGGGCCGCTCGCCGCATAGGTCCCATGGCCGGCTTCCCAGTTCGCCCCGTCCTCGATCACATAGGAGACGACGTCGCCGTCGACGACGCCGGCGGCCGCGAAGGTCTGGTAAGCCGCCACCGCCGCGCCGAGCGCGAGCGCGCCCGTCCCCGGCGCGCTGGCGACCGTCATCTTGGCGCGGTTGACGAGCTTGGCCATGTCAGGCGTTGCCGTCGGTCAGGGTGAACGACGTGATCTGGATGTTCTGCCCCGCCGTGAAGGTCGCGTTGTCGAACGACAGGTCGCCCGAGCCCTGGCCGACGGTGCCCTGGACGTGGCAGGTCGCGCCGGTCGGGTCCATGACGCGGAAGTGGCCGGCCGTTCCCGCCGCGCTCGCCGTTCCGGTCCACGGCCCGTTGGCCTGCGTCTCCGCGCCGCTGGCGGCGGCGTTCTCCTCCGTCGACGGCAGCGTCAGCGTCGCCAGCAAGGTCCCGGAGTCGGCGGTCGCGCAATTGGCCGGGGCCGAGCCGGTGTAGAGCAGCAGTTTCGCCGCCGCGCCGATGGTGGCGAAGATGGCGTTGAGCCGCGCGTTGCGCACCGCGGCCGAGAATTGAATGCTCATTCAAACCCCCTTCAGGCGTAGCCTTCGCCGACCAGGTTGGCGAACAGGGTTGCGCCGCCGTCGAACGTGTCGAACACGACGCAATCGATCGCGCCCGGCGTGACGGAAAGCGCCGGCGCCTGGCCGTCCGGCCACTTCGCCGCCGGCCACGCCGCGACGCGGCCGCCGCTCGCGTCCTGAACGAAATAGACGGCGACGCGCTGCGTGCGCCCGGCCGGCGGCCAGTTGACGAAGCCGATCGCAGCCGAGGCGTTCATCGCCACGACGAACGTGTTGCCCTTCGAGACGTCGATCGTCGCGACGCCGTCGATCGGCGCGAGCGAAACGGCCTGCAGCGTCAGCGCCAGCGCGGTTGCGCTCGGCGGCGCGGCGAGCGCAACGCCGTCGAGTTCGGCCGCCAGACTCCCGGTGCGCACGGCGGCTTGCATCCGCCACGACGACGCGGCGCCGACCAACGCCAGCCCCGCCGCGGCGGTCGCGGCGACGGCGAAAGCTGCAGGGGCGGATGCGATCCTCAGCATGTCACCCCCTGGACGACGGTGACCGCGAGCGGCGCGTTGAGACAGAGGTTGATCGTCGCGCCGTCGGCGATCGCCAGCAGGTCGGCGACATAAGCGCCGGGCGCGAGCTGCGCGAGCTGCGCCTTGGCGACGAGCAAGGAGATCGTTCCGGCGGCGCCGTTATTGATCAGCAGCCCGTTGTCGATCGACAGATCGAGCGCGATGTCGCTCGACCCGGCCGCCGGCCGAACCTGCATATGAAAGGCGATGTCGGTCAGGTCGAGCGCCGCGGTCGAGCCGGCCTGCGGCAGCGCCGCCGTCTCGCGCAGATCGGCGTTGGTCGCGATCGTCAGCGAGCCGGAGATCTGCGCCAGGGCGAGGACGTTGGTCACGGTCAGGCCGTCCGCTGCAGCAGATGTCCGAAACTCGTTCCCGCCCAGCCGCTAAAGTTCTCGCCCCCGCTCGAGTTGGTGTAGGTGTTCGCGCCGGCAAGAATGCCGGTGACGCCGATGTCGATCCAGGTGCTCCCGGCCGGCGCGCCGGCGGCGATCGCAGCGGCGGACGGCCCGCCGGTGAGGCCGCTTTGCGGGGCGCCGGCGATGTAAAACGATCCGACGGCGGGGAACACCGGGACCGCCGTCTTGCCGTCGACGTAATGCTTGGTCGCGGCCATGTTCGTGTCGGTCGGGTCGCCGGCGAGTTCGAGGGCGCCCGTCATCGTCCCGCCGGCAAGCGGCAGGAAGCCCGTGATGGCGCCGATCAAACCGTCGACATATTGCTTGGTCGCCGCGCCGAGCCCGGTCGTCGGGTTGGCGTTGAGGACGAGATAACCCGTCATCGTCCCGCCCGACTTGAGCAGGTAGCCGGCGAGCGATGCGCTGATCGTCGCGATCGAATTCATCACCGCGGCGAACGACGCGGCGACCTGTTGCAGCGTCGGCCACGGCCAGGCGAAGCCTGCGGTCGGCGCGCCGGCGGCGTATTCCGCCGCCGAAGCGGGTCGCCCCGAACCCATCGCCGCCGCGCTGGTCGCCGACGTCACGACGTCGGCCGGCTGCGAAGCGGGCGCGATCCCGAACACCCGCTTCAGCCAGCCGTTCGACAGCGGCGTGTCGCTCTTGGTCAGCGGCGCCGCGCAATCCGGCAGGTTGGAATTGTAGCCGGCCTCGACCTGCGCCATCGTCGCGTAGCCGCCGCTCGGCGGCGTGACGTTGACCGAGCCGGCGACCGAATAGGCCACCGCCGCGATCCATGCGAGATCCGAGGTCTGGCCTTGGGCCGAAACCGTCTTTTGCAGATTGGTGGTGCCGACGACGCAGCAATTGCCGAGCGCGTCGAGGATGGCGAACTCGGTGACGGCGAACGGGCCGATCTCGGCCCCGCCGATCGCCGCCGGGATCTCGCAGGAAATGTCGAGCTGGTTGGCGTTGTTGGCGTCGACCGAAACCGAAGTGATCGTCTGGCCGCGCCACACTTCGTGGGTGACGCCGTTGGCCGCCACCAAAGCCGAGATCGACGGCACGACGCCATTGCCGTCGCCGACCACCAGCGTGCCGCCGGCGATGTTGAGCGGCGTCCCGGTCGTTCCGGCCGCCTGATAGGCCGCCTGGGCGTTGAGAAAATATTGGGTGACCTGAGTGGCGAAAGTCTGGGTGGTCATGCGGCCCTCAGCGGCAGAATGGTGAAGCGGGGCAGAACGCGCGTCGAAGCGCCGACGTAGATCTGCGGGTCGTGCGGCGCGCCGCCGAGCGGCAGGATCGTCATCCGCGGCGTGACGCAGGTCGCCGCGCCGACGGCGACGCCGGCGGCCGGCTGGGCGGCGAACAGGCGCACCCGCGCCAGCACGTCGCGCACGTTCTTGCGCGCGTTCGCGGAAGCGGCGATCGCGCCGATGTCGGGCGCGGCTTCGCCGGGCTCGATCGCGACGTCGACGACGAAGTCGGGCCAGGAGAGGCCGGCGATTTCCCAGAACTCGCGCACCGTCACGGCGAGGCCGGTGTCGAGCGCGATCTCGGCCTCTAGGGCCGGCGGCGCGCCGTAGGCGCCGTGGTCGGCGAAGCTCGACGCGACGCGGGCGCGGTTGCCCGCATCGTCGTTCGGGTCCCAGAAGTGGATCGACCGCTCCCAGGCGAGCGGCGCGATGAACGCTTCGTCGCAGCTCGCCGGCTGACGCTCGCGGCGGACGGCGGCGACGTCGGCGTCGAGGACGCGATTGTCCTCGGCGCTCTGGGCGCGCTCGAACGGCGTCGCGTTGGGCGGCAGAAGATCGGCGGCGCTCATGATCGCGCCTGCCAGACGACGCGCGCGCCGGAGAGGATCGGCGCGGCGAACGGATCGTCGCCGATCGTCGCCGCCGGCGAGCGCACGTCGACGTCGTAGACCAGGCCCGGCGCGGAATAGCCGAGCACGGACTCGATGTTGCCCGGCGTCACCGAAGCGCCGATGGCGCGCCGCGCCGCGGCGAAGGCGTTGAGCGCCTTGGTCTGCGCGGCGACGATCGTCGCGGCGTCCGGGCCGGGGTTGAGGATCAAGGTCGCGTCGACCGAATAGAGCGCCGGGTTGATCGCTTTGACGACGATCTGGTCGTTGACCTTGCGATTGGCGCGCGGGAAGGCGGCGCGCACCGCGGCGAGCGAAGCGGGCGCCGGCACGCCGTTCGTCGCCGCGCCGAGGCAGACGATCATCACCTGGCCGGGCGAAACGCCGGCGACTTCGGCGCCGTAGACGGCGACGTCGGCGAGATCGACCGGCGCGGCCGACAACGCCTTGTAGCGATAGCCGCCATACGTGCCGCCCTGGCTCAACGCTTCCCACGCGAGCTGGCCGCGGCGGCGCAGCGACGGGTCGAGTTCGCCGGCGGCGCGCAGCACGCCGAACGCGGCGACGAGGTTGTCGAGATCCGCCCCTTCCGCCCACGCCAGGGTCGTCGCCAGCACGGCTTCGTTGATGCGCTGATAGACCAGGCCCTCGCGATAGGCGCCCGTCTCCTGCAGCTTGACCGCCGGCTCGCTTTCCAGCGCCGACGTGTCGTAGGCGATCCCCGCCGCCGCCATGCGCGTGGTGAAGTCGGCGAGCCGCGCCTGGACGATCGCCGAGAACGACCAGGTCGCCACCGCCGCCGGCTGCGGCAGGGTCGAGAGATCGATGTTGGCGAACGTGCTCATCAGAACAGCGCCGGCAATGGGATGGCGACGGTCTTCATCGGCTCGACCACCGAGTAGTCGCCGAGATGGCCGTTGGGATAGAAATCGCCGGTCAGCGTGAAGCCGGCGACGCCGTCGGCCCCGAGTTGCGTCGCGCCGACCTTCTTCAGCCGGAAGCCTGGCTCCCACTTCCGCAGCGCCTCAGCGATCGCCGACCAATGCGCGGCGATCGACGTCGGGTTTTGCGGCCGGTCGATCAGGTTGGGCGCGTCGGAGCCGTAAGCGCGCGCCAGGACGCGACTGCCGATCGCCGTCGTGACGATGTCGAGGATCGACTGGGCGCAATGGTCCCAGCCGGTCAGCACCTTTCCCGTGTTGCGATCGACGCCGGTGCGCATGTCAGCTCGCCGACGCTTTCGCCGTCTTGGTCGACGCGGCGGTCGACGCGCTCGCCGACGTCGCGTCGCTGGCGGAACTCGACGACGAAGAGGTCGACGACGACGACGATGACGACGAAGCTGACGAGGCCGCCGCCGCGGCGGCCGCCAGCTTCGCCGTCGGCGCGATGACGCCTTCGAGCTCGAGGAACTTCACGTGACGCGGGATGGCGTCGAACGTGTCGCCCTTCTGGCGCCGCTTGCCGGCGATCTTCATCGCGTTGCCGATGTCTTTGACCACGGTGTAGTTGACCTTGGTCATGTCGACCGCGGCGCTCCCCGCCGACAGTCCACGGCGAGGCCCCGCCCGCTTGATCACAGCCATTTCAAATGTCCTTCCTCAGGCGTTGAAAACGTGAGCGCGGTCACGGCGGCGGCCCGCTGTCGCCGCCGCCGGGAACGACGCCGGTGTTGACGTGAGTTTTGCCGATGTCGTGGCCGTCGTGCGTGACGGCGCCGCCTTGCGTCGCTTCGCCGGCGCCCGACAGCGTCCAGACGACGCCGCCGGCGCTGATCGTGACCTCGCCGTCCTCGACCTTGACGCTCGACCCGCCGCATTCGAGGAACGCGGCCGCATCGGTGGTGCGCAGCCGCGCCGTTCCGCGCTGCGCTTCGATGTCTTCGTCGGCGCTCGACGACGGGGCCGGGTTCTGGTCGTGAAAGCCGCCCGGCAATGCGATAGCGTTGGCGAGGTCGCCGTCGGGGCAGAGCAGAGTCACTTGTTGGCCGACCTTCATCGGCCGCCAGCTCTTGCCCTTGCCGCCGTGCGTGAAGACTTGGATCGGATGGGTGAGAACCGGCGCGTCCGTCGTTCCGATATTGGCGACGATCGCGTTCGCGTCAGGATCGTAGGAGCTGACGACGCCCGGTCGGATGAAATTGGACTCCCGCCGCTTCAGATCGGCGATGTGATATTCGAGCGCTTCGACGCGGGCGACGAGGCTCATGAATTGTCCCCCGCATTGAGGGGGTCGGCGCCAGTCAGGCCGCTCGCCGCGTCGGCGCCGGCCGCGGGCGCATTCCAGGTGACGACGCCGTCGACCAGCGCCTGCGTCAACGTGGCGATCGCCGTGTCGGGCGGCGCCAGCGAGTCGCCGATCAGTGTGTCCGAGGTCCAGGTCACCTGCCACAGCGCGACGCCGAGCGTGTCGACCGGCCCGGAATACTCCGAGCGCGCTTCGAGGTTGTCCGGCTGGAACACGCCTTCGAGGCCGAAGCGATTGCCGCCGACGGCCAACTCGACTGCGGTCGCCAACAGCAGCGCCGCGGTGTCGCGCGGGATCTTCGCGCCGCCTGGCGCCGCGTCGCGGGTGACGACCACGGCGGCGAACCGCACCGGCAGGCGCAACCTCCCATCGGCGAAGCGCGACGCCTTGCCGACGCCGACGATCGCGACGCGCACCGCCGGCGCCTTGGTGGCGAAGCGCTTGAGCTCGGCGAGGTCGAACGTGCCGCCGTGCTCGTCGACGTCGATCGTCTCGCCGAGCTTGGCGGCGAGCGAGGCGACGATCGCCGAGCGCAGCGCGACGAGGTCGTTCATTGCACGACCCTCTCGATGAACGTCATCGCCGCGGCTTCGAGATCGCGCGCGTTCTGCTCCGAGACGCCGAGATAGGGCCGCGCCGGGATCGTGACCTTCTTGGCGACGACGCGCTTGCCGCCGACGGTGAAGGAAAGCGCCTTGGCGTCCTTCGGCCGGATGACCGCGCCGAACTGATGCACCTTGGCGCCGATCCACCCCGTTCCCCACCGCGCTTCGCTGGCGCTCGCCGCATGGTCGATCGAGCGATAGAGATGCGTCCCGGTGACGAACAGCGCTTTGCGGCCGTCGCGGGTCAGCGGCCACGCCGCGCCCTCCGGCGAGGTCTTCTCGCTTTCGATGCGGCGTTGGGTCTGTTGCTGGCCCATGCGCGCCAGGCCGTCGAGCAGTTCGTCGAATTCGATCCGGCCGAGCGCTTCGAGGCGCGCCAGCGCCGCGTCGAGGCCGACGAGCTGGATGGCGACGCCGACGCTCACAGGTCCCTCATCCGCTGGCGGGTGAACATGCGATGGTCGGAAACCATCACCGGCTCGTTGGGCGCGACCGGCGCGTTGGCCGCGACGACCGGCACCGCGGCCTTGCCGTCGCCGACGTCGCGCAGGAACTGGATCGCGCGCTTCTCGGCGTCGGCGACGATGTCGTTGCGCGCCCCCGGCGTGTTGGAGAGCTGGCCCATCGCCAGGTCGCAGTTGAGATTGGTCAGCAGCAGCGCGCCGTCGGCGGCGAGGTTCAACGGCAGCGCGTAGCGGCGGCCGAGATAGGCGTCGATCACCGCGCTGGCGGCGGCGAGCGCCACCGCGATGCGGCTTTCGCTGCGCGCTTCCGTCGCCGGGTCCCAGGCCGCCAGCGTGACGAGCTCCGGCCCCCATTTGGCGTCGAGATCGGCTTCCGCGGCGTAGGACATGGCGCGAGTCCGCAAGGGCCGGCGGCTCGCGCCGCCGGCAGTCAGGGAGGAAACATCCAGTCGGACGTTCCCCGCGCGCGGCGTAGGACGCGCGCGGAGCGGGTTAGGAGCGTTTGACGCTCAGAAGCGGGTCGCCCTCGATCGCCGCGAGCTGCGCCGGCGTGATGGTCGACAGGTCGACTTCGATCGCCGTCGGGCCGAACCACGTCCCGCCGCGCCAGCGCCCGTCGATCGGGCCGACGACCTTGATCGTCTCGCCCTTCTTGCCGGCCTTAGCCGGCGCTTCGGACTTCGCCGGCGCTTCAGATTTGGCGTCGGCTGCGGTCTTGGCGGTCTTGTTCGTCTCGTCGGCCATGGAACCCTCTCTTGAAAGATGCGGCGGGGCGCATTGGCCCCGCCGGGACGGCGTCCCGCCGCCCCTCTGCTATCGGCAAGGTCAGCTCAGCCAGGGGCTCATGAAGATGTCGACGATGTCCTGGTCGGTGTTGTCCATGACGCCGACCGCGCCGACCAAGGCCGCTTCGCCCGGAGCGCCGTCGACCGCCAGGAACTTCGACTTGATCAGATCGCGCGCGGTCTGTTCGAGCGACGGGCCACAGACCAGCACGTTCGGCTTGACGCCGAGCGGGCGCCCGTAGTCGCCTTTGAGGTTGATCATCGCCGCGCGCGCGGCGCGGAAATTGGCGCGGTTGAGCGGCGCCTGGCTGCCGTAGGCGAACTGCCAGAAGCCGAAGCCGGCGTTGCAGCGGCCGTCGACGCCGAAGACGAATTCCTTCTGCATGAAGACGCGGTCGGAGGAGCGCGGGTCGGTCTTGGAAATGAAGTCGAAGGCGCGGCGGGTCTGATAGACCAGCGGCTTGACGTAGCGGGTCGTGTCCATCAGGAACCACGCCGGGCCGGCGCCGGCCTGGACGTTGGAGACGCCCTGGGCGTTGCCGTTGGCGTCGAGCACCGGATGCTCGGGATCGAAGAAGTTCTGGCCGTCGTAGCACGGCGTCGCGAAACCGGCGTCGAGCAGCGGGAAGACCAGCTCGTCGGGGAACTGCGCGACGGAGCGGCCCATTTCGGAGAACAGCGGCGCGAAGACGCCGTAGGTGTCGTCCTCGACCGACTCGCGCGGCACGCCGATCGTCGACTCGAACGTCTTGTTGACGATGCGATAGCCGTACGCCTTGATCGCGTTGACGACGCGGTCGCCGATCCATTCGCGGATGCGCGGCACCTGGGTCATCCAGCCGTAGTTCTCGGCCGAGGCGGTCGACGGCACTTCCATCGCGACGCGGCCCCATTCCGGCTTGACGTCGCCGAAGGCCTGGCTGAAGCGGGTGTTGAAGCCCTCGAACATCGCTTCGAGGAGAGCGGGGGTAATCGGGCGCGGCGCCATTTGCGAACTCCGTTAAGCCGTCGACGACGGCGAGCTGGTTAGAGGAAGCGGACCCACACGCCGCCGCTCGGGTCGATGCTCCAGAGCCAGCCGGCCTGCGGCTGGGTGGGCGCGCCGGCGGCGGGCGCGCCGGTCTTCGACACGGTGTTGTCGTCGACCGCGTAGACAGGGCTGCCGACGTCGCCGAGCGCCAGCGGATCGATCGCGCTGTTGTTCATCAGGAAGACGCCGATCTTGACGTCGAGCGTCAGCGCGCCGGCGGCGCCGCCGAGGTTGTTGGCGTCGGCCTGCGCCACGCCGACGACCTTCAGCGCGACGTTGGCGCTGGCGGGAACGGCGACGG